TTATTTCCCCAGCGCCTTTAGAACCGCGTTTACTTCGCTGACGGTCAGCTTGTCGAGCTCCCGGCGCTTCTCCTCGGGGCTCTTTTTGCTGCTTAGAACCTGCCGCTCTCTTTGATGGATAAGCTGCAGCGTCCCGTTCGCCGTTCGCAGCCGGGAAAGGAGCGCCGGGTCGTACCCTTCGGGTTTAACCCTCGTCTGTCTGTACTCGGCCAGCTTGGCCTCCTGCTCCCGGAGAGTGTCGTAAAACCGCTTGACGCTCTCCGGCGAGGCAAAGGGAGACGCGAAGGCCGCCCGAACCACCGGCTGCTCGTGCCACCGCCGCTCCGGCCGGTCTTTGCCGGTCAGCATGTCCACGCCGCCGAGCACCACACCTCCCAGGCCGCCGGTGTACCCCCGGATGGTGTTTTCAACCTTACGCGGGGAGGTATCGGTGACGCTGCCGATGAACTTGGCGACCTCAGACGTGTTCGGCCCGTATTGCAGTTTCGGAGGCAGCTTCTCCTCCCGCTGCGGGACGATTGGCCGTTCAAGGAACTGCGAGTAATTGTCGTTCCATTCGATAAGCGGCACGGCCGCGGTAGGGAGCAGATTCGGGACCAGGCCGTCGCGGGCCGACTTCAGCCATGCCTTTATGCCCGCCTTGTCGTTCTTCATGCACCAGTCGAGGAACCGTTCAGCGCCGGACCCGAAGATTATGCCGGGCTCAAACGGCTTCGGGATGCGAAGGATAGGCCCGGCTTCGGCAAGTATCTGTTCCCGGCTCATGCCGGACTTCAGCAGGCGGTCGAACTCCTCGCGGGTGAGCTTCCCGCCGGTCGGAATGCACCAGAAGAGATCGCGCTGATATGCCGGCAACTCCTGGTAGCGAACATCGTCGTGCGCGTACAGCCACAGCAGAACCGAGGGCGCCGTGATATACATGGCGATTCGTCCAGACGTGCCGAGAGGGTCTTCGCGAAACGCCCTGGCCATTCTGTCTGCGCCCTGCACTCCGGCGTTGAAGAAGGCGGTTATCCGGTTATAGCCTCTCCCCAAGGAGCCGGCCCGGCTGAAGTCGATGGTGACGTCCTTGGCGGCCAGCGTCGCCTCCAGGATAGACCCTCCTTTCTCCCGGACCTTGGCGAACTCCGCCAGCCTGGTCGCCGATTCGCCGATATCGTTCACCGCCCGGAGAATTTCGAGCGGGCTCAGGTTCGGCTTGTTTTTGACGAACTTCTCAATCTCCCTCACCATCGTCTGCCGGTCAACCGCGGTAAATGTCGAGCGCATCGCGCCGGAGGCTTTGTACTCCAGATACGCCTGCTCGTCGCCGATGACCTTCGCAAGCCCGCGGATGGTGTCGTAGCCGGGAACGAAGCCAGCCTTGGAGTATATCGCTGCCGAGAAGGCGTCGCGGGAGAGGTTCTTGACCATGAACTCAGGCGAGAGCGTCGCCCCGGCGCGGAGCCAGCCGGCAGGCGCCGACAGCAGCTTCGTGATGAAGCTTGCGCCCTCCTCGTTCAAGCTCATAATCGCCCGGTAGACTTCCGGTGTCGCCTGAAAGGCTTTTCGCTCACCGCCCACCCAGACGGTGAAAATGCTCTTGTTGGCGTCACCGGCGCCAGACACTGCTTCGACGAACTGACCGGCGCCTTGCTTTTGAGCCAGTTTGACGAAAGCCTGGCCGACGCGGTTGCGCTCTACGAGGTTAAGCGTTACGTAAGTGTTGCGGATCATGGATTCCAGGGGGCTTACGACCGCCCGGGTGGAACCGCCCTCACTCAGCGACTTGATGACCTTGCGCACGTTGCCGAAGCCCCTGCCGGCGCCGAACAACCCGCCGCCGGCCGCCTCGTCGGAGAAATCCCGCGCCATCGCGGCGTAGTTTTGGTACTTGGTCTTCAGTTCATTATACAGTTGCCGGCTGACCAGTCCGCCGTCCACGGCTATTCTGAGCAGGTTGTCGCCGTAGTCGTAAAAATCTTTGGCGATGGCCGCGAACTGTTTGGGCGCGTTCAGCACCATCGCCGCGGCGTCCTGTGGCGACATCGGGCCTTTGTATTTCGGCTTGGCCTTTTGAATCTCGATCTGCCTGCGGGCGACGATGTAGGTGTCGAACGCTTCCCGCCAGTCGGCGAAGTTGCCGCGTTTCAGGTAGTCCGGGTGCGTCTTGTCCAGCTCCTTGCCCGCTTCGTTCAGCTTGTCGATAATGGACCGCATGGTTACGTCATGCGGCAGGATACCGTTATAGAACTTATTGAGCGTCTGTCTGATGAGGCCGGGCTTCGCGCCTTCGACGAGGAGTTCCGCTCTCGCGGTTGCGCCGGTGTGCGCCACCCTCGCCAGCTTGTACGGGTCGTTTTCGGCAGCCACACTTTCGCCCATCGCCTGCTCGTATCTCTTGACGAAATCAGCCAGGCCGACCTTGGCGTCCACCAGTTTTTCGTACACGCCCAGCCATGTGCTTTTCGCCCTTTCGAGCATCGACGGTTTCGGCTCCTCGTTGCCGAACGACACTCCCGACCGCGCCCTGGCCTCCGGCGCCTGACCATACCACCGGCCGACCATGCCGTTCAGGCGGTCGAGGCCGGCGCGTATCTCCGGGTTCTTGTCCAGCACGCCCTCGAAATAGCGGGAGAAGTTCGGCGCCTTGGCCTCCGCAGCCGCCTTGTCGGTGATGTACTCGCGGAGAAATTCGGCGACGCCTTCTTTACGTTTCTGTACCTTGGTGTACGACTTCAGGGATGTCCGCGCCCCCAGCGCCTGCAGTTCGGCGTCCATCAGCCGCTCCGCCATCGGGAGAAGTTTTTCGGCCGCGTACGCCCCGTCGCTTAGTTTCAGCTTCGTTTCGTCGAGGAAATGGCCGACCTCGTGGGCGACCGTCTGCAGATCGCCGTAATCTCTCAGTCGGATGGCCTCCGTCCGGGTGTTGAACCACCCGAGAACCCTCCGGCGATTTATGCGCCCCGTCCACACTTTAGTGAAGAGGTCTTCGACGGCATCGAGAACATGCTTTCGCAGTATGGGCTCGATGGGCCTGCCGGCCGGCGGACTAACGGCGGAAGCGGGCGCGTCCATGGGGCGAATATCGCTCTTGACTGTCGCCGCGACGTCAATTATATTGGAGGTGGGAGGAGCTAATTGCTCTTTCCTGGAAGTCTCCGCAACCTCGGCCGGACTGTTGTAGGAAGTCCTTCCGAGCGTAGGTCCAGCCGGGCTATTCACCGCTGGATTCATCGGAGGCTTTTTATTGTTTGTCTTTTCAAAGCCCGTCAGAAGCCAATTTCTTTTATTCCCGTCCCACGTAAGCCGGATGACAGCGCGATACCCGTCGTGATCGAACCAGACGCGTTCACCGCCTTTTGCGTCTATCATTCTGGCGGTGCCGTTGGCAATCACTTCAGGTATTTTATTTAGCGTGTTTATGCCGTGTTTAGCTATAATGTGGGAAATGCCGTACCCGTCGAGAAATGCTTTTTGGGGTGTTCCGGGTTCGCCCCAGATAAAGTCGATTTTGCCTATTTCCGGGCGCTCCATGGCATCAACGACATCGGTTTGTTTTTCAATAACATAGCGGACGGCCTGGCGGCCCCGCTCTACGTTGGCCTCGATTTCCGGTAAGGTCATCCCCCTTACTTCCGGCTCCATCTTGGCCAGCGCGGCCTTGCGAAGCTGCGCGGCCACTTTGGGGCTGCCCATCCGTTCGAACAGGTCGGCGGCGGTGGCAAAGTCCTCGTTGGCCAGCGCCTCGCTGGCGAGCTCCTGGAGGCGGGCAACGGCCGGTTCGGCCTCACGCATGCCTTCCCCGCGCGTTTCTGGCCTCGCGCCTGCCACAGTGCCGCGCTCGCCCAGGCCGCCGATATGCACGTGCCCGCCGGTAGCGCCTTCGCTGGGGCTGGCATACTCGTCCAAAACCTCGATGAAGCCGTGTTCCCTGGCGATTTCCATGAGGCGGGCGCGCCTGGCCTGATCGGCCTCCAGTCCGGCGGAAGCGAAATCGACGGCCGCGCCGGCCTTGTGGTAGCTTCTCGCGCTCCCGTACCCGGCGTCAGCAGGCCGCATGGCATCGGTGATCGTCAGAGGGTCGTCGGGAAATTCGCGGTTATAGTCGCGGATAAGGGCACGGACGCGGTTCTGCGTTTCCGCGTTCAGGCCGCCGAAGTCCACGCCTTCCTTGACGGTGAAGGAAGGGGCTTTCTCGGCGGGCTCCAAATCCTTGAGGAAACTGTCGAGCCCCTTTTCGGCCCTTGCCTCGATGCCCTCTTTTATCTCCCTGACTTTGCCCCTTAGTCCCTTGTACCCGGCCCGCCCGATAAGCATGGCCGGCACAAGTTCGGCGGAGGTGGTCAGAGGCTCCTCGTAAAACCGCCGCCCAAATTCCCTCGGGTTCTCGATGGCGTTGGCGACGGTGTTGTAGCCAGTGAATTCCTTGACAACCTCCAGCGGTCCCTTTTCCTTGGCGATCTGCGCGGCGTCGCTGACGAGGAACGGCGCGGCAACCGCGGGAGCGATGAAACCGGCCGTATAAGCGGCCGGCTTTATCGTTTCATTCGTGAAGTTCTCCACCGCCTGGCGGTTGTAGTCGATGGCCGCCTGATCTTCCGGCGTCAGGCCGGCTCCGCCCGGCATTTCTGCGCTGTTCATGGATACGGGATACTGCTTCGCCGCCCGGAGGACTTCCGCCCCGCCGGCCTGCGCCCCCTGCCACCACTGTCCGAGCTTGTTGCGCAGGTCTTTTGCGACGTTGACCATGAATCCAGGCTGTACGGTCGTGTCGGTCGGCAGTTCGCCGATGGCCGGAACTACTTCCCGGCGCTCGATTGTTTTCGCCGCCGGAAAAAATTCCTGGGCGAAACTGTCGAGCCCGCGCCCAGCCTGCCGCATGTTTGAAGTTTGCGCCAGAAAATCGTCCAGTCCAGCCATTTTCCCACTCCTTTACGGAATCCATGTCAACGCGATATCCGGGTCGATACCCCTCTGCCGCAGAGCGTCGGCGTTAGCCTTGATCCATTGGCGGGCGAAGTCCGGCCCCTTCGTCTCGATGTCGTAGTTCAGTTCCTCGGCGAACCGTTTTATTACCGGGCTCATGCCCTCGCCTGCCGGCTGCCGCTCGCCCGCCTGGTAGGGCATCACTCCGGACAGGTACACTTGGGCTCTTTGCGCGGCCTCGTACGTCGGCAGCTTGGTTTCGTCGGCATCGGGATCGAGTCTGAGCGCCGCCTGATAAGCCCTGTTGTGAGCGGCAATGTCCCTGTTCGCCTGAGCGATCTGCACTTTGTCGTAGCCGCCGGCCTGCGCTTTCCCGATAGGACCGAGGTTTCGCTTCTCGCCAGTCTTGGGGTTTACCTGCCAGACGTTCCCGTCGTTGTCAGTGGTGTAGTGGTAATTAATCGCCGCCGGTTTTTCGTAGACCGTTTTCCCTGTGTTTTTGTTGTAGATCACGCCGCCGGTGCCGGCGTACGAATCCTGCGGGAACATCAGCTTCAAGACGTCCGGCTTGGCATATTCGCTCGCGTCGAAAATACTCCGCTGCTCCGGCGCGAGCGAGGCGCGGTACGCCTCCCGCGCCGCCTGCTGTTGATGCTGCTTGTACTGCGCCTCCCGGTTCTCGGCTAGCTGCAGTAGCGTCGGTAGCACCTTCACGAATACGCTGCCCGGCAGATTCCTTACCCCTTCCAGAGGATTGGCGTATGCGGCCGACGCCTGATTATAGCTCCGCGCCGCCGGAAGGAGCTTCTTTTCCGTTGCGGCCTGCGCGCCGTGAAGTTTTGCAAGCTCCACCAGTGCGCCGGGAGCGCCGGACGCCACGCCTGCGAGCTTGGCGTAGTCGATATCCTGCATGGGGGCGACGGCTGTTTCGACGTTTCGCGCCGCAGGGGCTATTCCTGCCAGCCTGCGCTGTTCGAAATCCTTGTACAGCATGTCGTACAGAGCTTTCCCGGCCGCTTCCTGCTCCTGGCGCTTCTTTTCTTCCTGCTCTTCGAGCCATCGCCTGTGAAGCCCGGCATTATACGCCTGCGCGAAAGCATCCGCGAATGTCAGCATTTCGCCACCTCCTTACTTCTTGCCCCAGGTGGACGCCCATCCGCCGGCCAGCGAACCCATGATGCCCCCCAGACCGCTTTCTTGCGTCGTGGTCGTCGTGGACGGATTCTTACCGGCCACTAAAAAGTACAGGTACTGGCTGATGGCATCATTTTGCAGGCCATGCTCGGCCAGCCACTTCTCGTATTCCGCCTGGGCCGCGGCCTGTTCGACCTGATACTGGACATTGCCGCCCTGAAGCGCCGCCTGTGCCGCGCTTTGCTGCTGCTGGCCGGCCTGGAGCATATTGGACACGCCTTGCTGATATGCGGTGTTGAAAAGGCTTGCCAATGCACCGGATTCGGCTTCGGCGAGGTCTTTCTGCGCATCCTCCAGTGCGCCAAAACGCCCGCTGCCCGACCAGAACCCGGTCTTATTGGCCGCCGTGTTTATCTGGTCGCCGATATCTCCCCACGTTTCGGCCGTCTTCTTTTTGACCTGCTCGACCATGCCTTGGACGTAGGGGTTTTTCGTCGGGTCGATGTAGTCCCCTCTGGCATACGCGGCCAGCGTCGGATTATCGGTATACCCGGCCAGCCTGCTTATGATCGCCTGCTGCGTCGGGTTCAGCCCCGCCGCGACTTTGCCGGAATAAGTAATCGGCTTAGTCGCCCGGCTGTAGACAAAGGGCTGAAACCCTTCGTACCACTCTTTTCTTACACCGGAAAACGGTTCGTACGTTTGGGTCGTAGTCGATTCGCTGCCGAAAATCTCATCCACCTAAATCACCTCTTTCCTCATCAGCGTAGCCACCGGCTTGTACCCACGAAAAAGCCGGCCCATCACTTCCGGCCGGTCGGTAAGAAACTTGATGCATTTTATCCCGTTTGCCCTGGCATGCTCTTCAAGCATGGCGTTTATCGGCGTAAAATTCCGTCCAGGAGCCGCGTAAGCGAAGAGGCAATGGAATTCATCCAACACCCATGAAAAAACGACGAAACCGTCTTCTGTGGCGATGACGTGATTCTTGCCGGCGACGTAGGCGATTTCCGCAGGCGTGTGTATTGCTTTCGCCCGGCGGCAGTAATCGCCCACCATTTCCTCAAAAGTCATGGCTCACCCCTTCATGATAAAGCACAAAGCGTAATACAACGGCCGGTTTTCGTGACTTTGGCCGCCGCCGCTGTAGTTAGATGCGGTGTTCGTTGTCCAGCTACCGCTTTGAGCGCCGCCCGCTACCGCTCCGTTATACGTTGCTCCGGCCATATTTATGGCCATGTTCGTGTGGTTATGGCTCGGCATTTCGGCAATGGTCAATGTATGTTTATCCTGGCCGCCCGTTGCGCCGGGAGCGTAATATCCCGTTCCCGCTCCGTCATTACCCGGGGTATAACTTCCGCCGTCCTGGCCGGCGCCGACAATAAACCTGTTGCGAAGGTCCGGTGTGCCGTTCTCGCCGTTGCACAAATACCAACTCGCCGGGATGCTCGCAATCGAGCCGGACCACATTATAATCCCGCCGGCGGGAATCTGCGCGGTGTGGGTATGATCGTCAGCCGCCGCCCCTATCGCCGCTGGTGTCAGTTCGTCGCTCCCCCCGCTTGCGTGGGTCGATGCGTGGGCCTCAACGCCCGAAGATGCAACGTATCTATTGGCCCAGTCGATAAGAGCCCGGATGCGGTTGCCCATTTCGATAAGCCACTTCCAGAGGCTGTTCGGCACTTCCGGGCCTACATTCGGAGTCGGCGGGAGTTGATTGATCGGCACTAAACATCACCCCTCAATTCGTAGTAGAGTATATACCCAGTCAACCGGAACGGCTCGTCCTTGTTGACCGTGCCCAGCCTGACGCACAGATACCGGGCCGATATATCCACATCGACCCATGGCGGGTATGTCCTTTCGAGGCTCATATTGTAAGGGCCGTGCCACGTCACCGGCTCGTCCACGTTGGCCGCTGCCCCGACGTAGACAGTCAGATTATACGGCCCCTCGCGGGAAATCATGAACTGAATCCTGAGAAGCCGCTTGATTTTGTTCGGCGCGTCCATGTCAAAGAGCTTTGAGGTTAGGAAGCCGTCGATGGCCGCACCGTTGAAGCTGTTGCCTTCGAGCACGAAAATGTTGCCGTTGGCGTCACCGCTAAGATTTATCGGCGCATTGGCGAGGTTTATGCTGCTGTCCCAGTCGGTATCGTCGTTGTCCCAGGTTTCCTCGTCCTCGTCCCACGTGCCCTCTTCTTTGCGGTTATAGTAACCGAACGCCGTCATAGGAAGATCCCGGATCGACCACGCTTTGGTATCGGTGTTGTAGGATATTGCCTTGTCGGGATATCCGTCCGGGCTGGTGGTGCTGACAAAGGCAAACAGCAGTTCCGGTATCTCTTCGATGAAAAAACCCGTGATAAGCTCGTACTTATCGGGGTCGAGGATTTTAAAGAACTCTTTTGCGATATCGTCGCCGGCTATCGCGGGATCGCGGCCGTTGAAAGAATAGATGTTATCGTTGCCGACAAATATGTGCTCGTCGCCGAGATCGACGAACGCTTTCGACGACAGCGCCCCTGTGCCGATGATGGCAGGCCACTTGTTCCAGACGAAACTCCCTCCGACGTAGTTTATGAGCTGGATGGCCCTCTCTTTGTATACGACGACATAGTCGCCGAGAGGCCGCATGGCCTGCACCCAGGAAACGTCGTCGCTCAAATCGCCAAAGCCCGCCTGCTGCTGGTTTATATCGTTCTCGACGTTTTTCCATCGCGTTATATCGCCGAGACAACTCCATCGGATACGCTGGGGGCGGCGGTTGCCGTCCTCGATTGTATTGCCCAGCAGGAGGAAGTTCTTGAAATAAAACAGCGTCTTGCAGCGGACGAATGTGGGCGCTGCCTCCCCCGGAGCGGGCTCGCACCCGTACGAACCAGCCACGCTCCACACAACAGTCCCGTCAGCTACCATCCCGGAAGTCGGCCAAGCCGGCTGCTCGCTACCGGAAGCGCCGGCATTGGTGCAGCGGTAAATAAGCCCGTTGGAAACAGGAGGCCGCACATAATCCCCCTCGTTGTAAGCCGTGCTTGCCTGCCAGGCATCCGGTGCCCATAATCCAGGGAGGTTTTCGATTGACGCCATTTCCCCGTCCCAGTATTTTACCGGGTCCACCCCGTTCGTGAAGACAAAGTAGTTTTGCGCGTTTTCTGTTACGACGGGGTATTCGGTCGTCCCATGCAGCGGCGTCGCGCCGGTTATGTCGCGGAACACGTTGTTCTCGGGGTCATATACGAAGGCGCTGGTAGTGGTAATCGCGATCAGATGGCTGTCGCCATTGTGTTTAAAGTAATTGTCCATCGCCATGAGTACCCCGGACAGCTTATTCACTCCTACCTCTTTCCATATGATGGTGCCGTCGTTGATCGTATCGCCCGCGCCGGTCGTCCATGACGGCTCGCTTGTGCCGCTTACCCCCTCGGTGGTGCATTTATATACGTGATTGTTCGCAACGGTGGGAACGACGTATGCTCCTGCGCTGTATGCGGTTTCGGCGGCCCACGCCGGGGGGAAATTTAAAAAGGGCTTATAGCCCTTCACCTTTTCGACGTATCCTTTTCCGAAGCGGACGTTTCGGCCGTCAGACCAAGACCTGTCGGGAATGAGAAATATCGGCGTATCTTTATTTATGCCTCCATCCGGGGCGATAACCGGCAGCTTTTTCATTTTTCCACCGCCTTGTCGACACACATGCCTTTGAATATAATTGAAATTAAGGAGGTATATGGTGAATAAGGTAAATCTGGGTTGTGGTGGCTCATGTTTACCTGGTTTCTTACGAGTCGACATTCTTCCCAAATTCAAGCCGGATATCTTACATGACTTGAATGTTTTTCCGTATCCTTTTCAAGATAATGAATTTGAGGAAGTGTTAGCCAGCCACATTATCGAGCACTTGGACGATCCGGGACGTTTTCTTGCCGAGGTTTTCAGGATAACCGCTCCTGGAGGGAAAATTACAATCGTAACTCCCCACTACTCAAACGTCCATTCTTTTTCCGACTTCACTCACAAATGGCATCTTTCCACCTTCTCCTTTGAACCTGAACGAATCGGCTATTATACCGGATTGGAGTTCAAGTGCAATGTTTCCGTTAAGTTACGCGGTTTGTGGCAAATATTCGGCTTACAAGCACTAATCAACAATTTCGACGGCTTCCGGCGATTCTGGGAACGTTATCTGTCGTTTATAATACGAGCCACCGACATAACTTTCATTTTAACCGTTACCGGCAAATAGGATGGTTTTGTCTCTTTACTTGATGCCGATAATAATGTAATTGGCCGTTCCGCCGCCGCGCTGCGAAGTATAAATGTGGACAGTGCGGCCTTCAGTATAGCATCGCACAGTATCATCGTCGTCTACTGTTTGAGTTCTAAGCGAAACCATCCAAAAGCATTGAGCTTCCGTGTATCCGCTCGGCAGAGGAATTGTCCCTCCGTGGGAAATCGTGCCGGTGAGGATAGCTATGTTTCCGTTCAGTGCGCCGGCCGCCATTTTATCAACAGTAACAGAGCCGTTGGCTATTTTCGTCGTCGTGACAGCCGCATCTGTTATCTTTTCGGTCGTGACTGCTGTGTCGGCAAGTTTCTCGGTAGTAACCGCCTTATCAACGATGCCCCCGGTAGGTATTTGCGTTCCGTCGGAATCGCCTGTGTGGGTATGGGTTTTTGTGGGACTTTCCCGCACCCATTCTTCATTGACAAGGTCGTAATACTCTTTGCAGCCCAGCTCGTTATTAAACCCACTTACCCTGTCCACCAGCTCCGGCCCGCTCGGCCGGGTCGCGGTCGTCCACACGGCGGTACGCAGGGCCGGCTTTGAACCGCCGGGGCTGTAGTTGGAAATCGCCTGGAAAGCGTCAACGGTATTCTGTTTTACCTCCCTGATTCGGTCGTCGCCGAATTTTTTCTTTTCGCTTCCCGACGGGGTATTGACGTCTATATTAGGCCATGCCACGATGACACACTCCTTTCAAAAATGGGTTGGGGGCCGTTACGGCCCCCTCCGTCTTAACGACGGCGTTTCATGCGCCTCACCTCCCGCGGATAATCAGCCAGGGATGCGTATGGATGTAATCGAGAAGATCGTCAGTCATCGAACATCACCCCGTCATCGTCAGGCTGAAACTGGGTTAAGTCGCCCAGGAGAACGTTCAGCGGCGGCATCAGTAGTACCCCTTGACGAACATCGGCGCACCGTGGGCCTCGTCGGCCAGGCTGCGTTCGATGTAGGTATTCAGCAACCCCTGCGCGTCTTGCCGCCACTGAGCGAATTTGTCCGGCTCGCCCTTGTCCTTGAATATCTCGGCCGTGACGAAGTAAATCAGGATTTCCGGTATCTCAACGGTCAGGATGTCACCGGCCGTTTCGCTGTCGGCGAGGTCGGACGGCCATACTTCTGCCAGAACGTTGATTGTCGTCCCGGCGGCCGGCCGCGGGAGGATAATGACCTCCGTGCCGCGCTCCAGGTAATGAAGAGGGTCGCCGGCGACGGTAAAATCGGGGTATATCATCCGGGCCGTGCGGTAGTCGCTTATTTTGTCCAGCAGTTCAATCCTGCCGGCCTTGCTGCTTTCGACGGCCTTGATGCTCTTTATGTCTAGCGCGGACGGCGAGAACTTGCCGCCGGCGAGCGCCACGTTTTCGATGTACTGGTAAAAGCGCGGTATGTCGTTGTCGCGAATGATCTCTTTCCGCGCGGTATTCAGGTAAAAGAGAGCCTGCGCCCTGTCGATGTCGGCCCGGTAGGTGTTGGCGATGGCCTTGGTGATGATTGCCGCGGTGTGCATACTACTTCCCCCTTTTGAAGGAGTAGGGGCGGGATTACCCCGCCCCCTTTCAGTTAGTCATCGACGCATGCCGAAAGAATTTTCCAGACGCCCCATTCCTTGCCGTTGAAGGTGGTGCGCTTCACGCCGTGGATGGTGCCGGTGCAGAAGCCGACTTTGTTGCGGTAGTCGATAAGGTCGTCTTCCTCCCAGATGGCCTCCTTGGCGATGCCCTCGATCACGGCTGCGCAGCCGAGCAGCAGGCCGTGGCCGACCTTTATGCCGCCGGAGCCGGTCGTGGTGACGCGGATGTTCTCGTGCTCGTAGATGAGCATGCCGTCGAGCGGCAGTATGACGTTGGCCCCGGCGAAAAGCGGGTTGTCGTCGTAGCTGCGGGGCGCGGCGTTCTGGAGGATGGCCTGCACTTCGGGGTCGTCCAGCAGGTCGCGCATTTGGTTAGTGTGCAAAACGATGACGAACCAGTTTTTGCCCTTGTACTTGATGGGCTTGATTTTCGGCGAGGCGTTCTTGGCCAGCCGGTGGGCTTTGCGAAGATACGTCAGCGTAACTTTGTCGTTGGCGTCGAGCGTCCCCTCGGTGGCATGAGTTGCCGAGCAAAGGGTCTGCCGGCCGCTCGCCACGTCGGCGCACAGGACGTTGAAATACCGCCAGTCGCGGAACTCGGCCAGCCAGATTTTCAGCAGGTCGCGGGCGCCCTTGCGCATGTTGATGGCCGACTTCTGCTCATTCATCTTGCCGGCCAGGACAATGCCGTTGCGGTATTGATCGACCGTAACGGTGCAATCGTTCGGGACGACCTGCTGCTCGTTGCCGCGCAGGGTATTGTCGCCCTGGACGTACACGGTCGGATCGAGCTTGTCGAGCTGGCCGAAGGTGATGGAATCGCCCTTCTCTTTGGTCAGGTCGGTTTTGCGGTAGATGATGCTGTTAGGGGTATCGCCGATGAAGCCGTGGGATTTGAAAAACGATTCGGTTTCTGCGGCGATGAACGCTTCGTCTTCCCACAGTTTGCGGGTAAGCGGTGCGGTTATCGCAAATTCGCCTACTGCCATTTATTTCACTTCCTTTGCATGGTCTTAGATGATCGGCCCCCCTCCGAATTGGTCGATGATGACCGCCCGTTCGGCGTCGGGCAGCTTAGCCCAACTGCCGTCGGCAATCATCCGCTCGATGTCAGCCTTAGTGCGGCCTTTACCTTTGTCGCCCTGCGGCAGCATGCCGGTGCGGGGCAGTGCGTTGATTTCATCGACTTTATCCGCGGGGGTTTTGGTTGCAGGGGTCTGCAGGGTCTGCCGATATTGGTCGGCGGCCTTCTGCACGAGATCGTAAAACGGCTGCATGTTCCCCTCACGCATCGAACCCACGACGAAATGCTTTTCGCGTGGGTCCGATTTGAGAATATCTCCGACGATTTTCTCGATGGCCGGGTAATGTACTCCGTAGATGCCTTTCAGCGGCTCGACCACTTCCGCGACGAACTGCTGCTTGGCTGGTTCCTGCGGAGGCTTGGCCGACTTTGCCTGCCTGTACTGCTGGAACTCCCGAAAGTCGTTGAAAGCGGCCTCCACCGTTTTCCGGCAATCCATCAACTCGATAACGTGGGTAGGGTTGTTGGCGTCGAAAACAACGTCGGGATTGTTCTGCTGCCAGAGGTTGGCGGCGCTTTCGGCTAGCACGCGGGCATATTCCCGGCTGTTCGGGTCTAACGCCGATTCCTCCGGTTTTGCCTGTGCCGACGACGGGGATGGTGCCGGGTAAGCCGTAGCAGGCGACGGGGAAGGTGCGGCGGCGGACAGCTTCGCCTCCGCTTCCTGCCGCTTTCTGCGCTCGGCCACCAAGGCCGCCAGGGGAACCTTGCCGTCGGGGAACTGCTTCGTCAGGTCGTCTTCCGCCTTGGATGCGCCCGTATCGGCCGGCGTCGCCGCAGATGCGGCGGGAGCGGGCGCCGGCGAAGCGTCGTCCGTCTTCTTATCCGCAGAAGCCGTTGCCGGGTCGGCGTCACCCGTTTTCTGCGCACCCTTTAGCGCCTCGAACTCCGCGCGGTATTTGTCGGCCACCTCTTGTGACACGCCTTCGAGGTTGGCTTCAAGCTCACTGATCTGTTCAGGTGTCAGTTTGTCGTCAGGCATGATACCGTCTCCTCTCGCCCGTAAGTCGGCGTCACTGTAAATTCGCCCGTTTCGGCGGCGGCCCGTTGGGAATTTCGTAGCCGGTTATCTGACCGTCGGTGATGACGAACCGGATCATCGGGAAATCGACGCGCTTTTTGCTGACGACCATGTTCTCCGGGAACTCGCTGCTGCCGAAAAGAAACTCCACCCGGCCTTCGCGGATGTTGTCCCTCACGGCGGCAAGCCCGGCGTCTTTCGGCAGCACGGCAAGCGCGCGGCTGATGATGTCGGCCGTACAGTACCGGTAGTGGAACGCGGCTACGGCACAGTTGCCAATTCCTCTTTTCATAGAACCTCCACGCCCGAATGCCGGCGGCGCAAATAGAACGACGCCGATTACTCGGCGTCGCCTCTACCCTTTCTTTTCAGGACGTTGATTCTTCTTGGCGGTTTCAGGTCGGCGTGAACCACGCCCATTACGTAGGTCGGCTGCCCCTTCTTCTCGGGGTCGTTCTCGATCTGCCTGACCAGCGGCCAGCTTTTCAGGTTGCGCGTTCCGTTGAACAACAGAAGCGCCATGACTTTCGGGCCGTGCAAGTCGGCGCAGATGCGGAGGCCGTCCTGCGGCTGAAGGTTGTCGTCCTCGAACTCCACGACGACATTGTGGGCGCCGTTGTCCTGTTTGCCGAGGTCTTCGACGATGTCGTAGTCGAACGGCAAGATACTGAGGTACTTGGTCGGGCACTCGGCCCGGATAGGCTCAGACATGATGTTCTCCTTTCACTTTTCGCCCGTTACAGCCGGCGGCGCTGAATTATTTCCCTCTGCGTTTGCCTCTCTTGCAGGGCAACCTGCTCCCCCCTTCCTCACATCGCCTGCACCATACGGTTACGGGTCATAGCCCGGTCAGGCTGCGCGAACGCTTCCGGCGGCACGCCCCCGGCTGCCATCGACCGCTCCGCCGTGGCCTGCATCTGGGCCTGAAGTTGGCGCTCCTGCCACCGCTGCTTGATCTGTTCGCGCTGCGGCAAGTCGGATGCGTCGAGCAGGATGTCGAAGATGAGCTCGCCGGGTATGCCGAGCTTGTTGGCCGCGTCCACAAGCGCCCAGAACTGAGCCTGCCGCTGGGTCGGCGTCGCCGGGGTATCGGTAATGACGATATCGTATTCGCCAACGCTGACGTCGTTAACGATCTGATCGACGTAGCCCCACGGCGTAAGCAGGGGAACGCGCTTGTTGATGACGACGAAATCGTCCTGTCCATCCTCGCCGACGATGCGGATGACGCGCTCGTCCCGGTAATACTGCGGGATGAGGCCGCGCTTGTTCTTCACACCCCACAACATCTTAAACAGCGTCTTTTTCGCCGCCCGCAGGTTGTCGAACAGCGGCGCGACGTTGGTAATGGCCTGTTTCTGGTCGATTTCCTTCGCCCTGCCGGACGTGGCGGTCGGCGTCGGCATGCCCATCATGGCCTTGTTGATGCCGGTGATGTATTCGACGTAGTTTAAGCTTTGTTGCTCGATCTGCGCCAGGCCGGGGTCGATGGAAGGCGCGATGACCTTGTTCGCTTTCTGGTCGGCCGACTGATACCGGATGATCGCATTCGGCCGCGCCCCGTTTTCGCGCAGGTCTTCAAGCTGCATCTTGTCGGAAGCGGGAGCCTGCCACTGCTGGCCGGCGTTTGTGTTGATAAGGTGCAGCTGCTGGCTGTGCTGCTTGTTGATGCTCCGCTGCATGTCCTTCATATCGCGGACGATGCCGGCGGGGATGGCCTCGGCTTCCAGGATTGATTCGCAGGGGATGGGGATGAACGGGAGCATGCCGTGCTCGTACGGCGAAGGCTTATCCTCCAGCTCCAGGTTTCCCAGCATGACCTTGACGCGGATACTGACCGACGGTACGGTCGCGGCCGACACCACATAGAAAAGCGCGTTCGCGTCCGCCTCCTCCTTGCGGATAACCTGGCCGCTCTTCAGCTTGTAGTAAGTCTGACTGCCGAAAACCTTGTACCAGAATTCGACGATGCGGGCTTTCTTCGTGGTCTTGTCCCACCACACCGGCCCGAAGGCAGTCAAGTTAGTCCCCAGCGTCTCGTCGAGGTCGTATTCCATATAGGCCGCATCGATGGCGTCGGCGTGCTCGTGATAAACCTGCTTCAAAGGCTTCTTGTCGCCCCACCACGCCTTCGCCACCCACCGCGCGTCGGACCAGTCGGGCTTGCGGCTGTCGGGGTCCGGGTAGTAGTTGAACGGACTGTCGGCATTGATGTAGATATCGCCGTCCAGAGAATCCGGCTGCACCCGGTAGCCGACATCGAGTATTCCAAGGCCGCCGGTGATGCAATGGAGGAACGCGACGGCCTCCTGAGTGTCGTATTCGGCCTGGTCGAGCACAAATTTGGATACGGCGCCGCGAAGCTTCGCCCGCTCCAAGTCCTCGCGGGTACGGGGAAGAAACTGCGCGTCGTAGCGGTTAAGCCGCTGGTAGCCCGAAAGAAGGTTGGTGTAAGCTTTGGTGATATTGATGGTGACGCACGGCCGGCCGTCGGCGGCAAGTTTCTGCTGGTCGCCGGGCGACCATTGGCCCTCGCCAGAGCGGAATTTATAATCTTCGACCGCTTCCTCCTCCCAGCGGCGGCGCTTGTCAACGCCGGTACGGAAGAGCTCGCGGGCTTGTGCGTGGGTCAACTGCTCCATAATGCACCTCCTCATGCGCTCCACGCGGTTGTAAACTGGCGACGCCGGCGCTGGCCATAGTCTTCTTTGGGCAGGGGTTTTTCCGGCTCGGGCTTCCACGGCTGGCTCTTCAGCGCGTACCGCAGGTCGTCGTAGGCGTGGTCTTCCATATCGGTATCGACATCCTCCACGTGCGTCTTGCTGTACTGAAGAGCGGGCAGCGTCCGAATCATGTGGCGGCAGGTGCTGAAGAAGCGGATGCCCGGCCTGTCCCTGCCGTGGCCGCGCAGCCGCATGTGAACTTCCATCTTGCCGCTGATGCGGGCATTGTTGGCTTTTATCCAGTACACGCCCTCGTTGGCGAAAGCGTCGATAACGGTTCGGGCGCCATTAGCCCACTTCACCCGCTCGTCTTCCTGCCAGCAGGCGGGGTCGGCGACGCCGTAGGCGATATCCTCACCCTTCTCCAGCTCCCTTACCTTTTTGGCGACTTCGGTCGGGTCTTCGGCTGTGCCAACATCGGCCATATCCTCCTTTATGCCGTAGAGCTCGCGGTAGCAGTAGACCATGCCGGCAAAATCCACGGCGTACCAATGGACGGAGTACGGCTTGGCAAAGCCCCAGTCCATAGACCGGAAGCGCATCCACTCTTTCGGGATTGGCCGCGGGTCAATGACGTGGAAGTCGCGGTTCCACTCGCAGAACACCTGGCCGATAAAGACGTCCCAGTCTCCGTAGAGGAAGGCTTTCTTCTCCTCCGGCGGCAGGTTTTCGAGACGCTTCACGTAGGCCGGGTCGTTCTTCATCAGGACATGGTTGTCGTACACCCTGGCCGGAATGAACCGTCGCCGGTTGCCGGTAACGGCGTCGCGGACAACCTCCTTGCCGTGCCGGGTTGCTTCGACATAGTCTTCTTTCACCCAGCCGTGGCCGATGCCGCCGGGGTTGCACGTGGCCCGGAAGCGGGGCGGAAACCCTTTCGGCGAGCGCAGGCAGGAAAGGAGTATCTGAATTGCTCGCTTCGTATGCTTCGTAAGCTCATCGACGCCAATCCAGTCCATCGACCTGCCCTGGTATTTCGCCGCGTCGTCCTCATTGCGGATGAAACGGAAAAGCACGCGGCTGCCGTTTCTCAGGCGGGCTACGTGCTTAGATTCGTGGTAGGTGTACAGTTCGGGCGGGACTTTCTCTTTCCACTCGTTGATGAGGTTAGCTTCGAGATCGTCGTACGTTTCGCGGAAGAGGTAACAGGTCGCGCCGGCGTACTCCAGCGAGTAGGCCAGGGCTTCCATGACAAGAGAGCAGCTTTTTCCGCCGCCCTTGGCGCCTCCGTATACCGTCTCTTCCTCCGGCGAGGCATGGAAGAGAGCCTGCCTGTGGTTAGGCTCGTATGGGACCGTGACCTGCCAGGCCATTATCCATCCCGTTCTTCCCTGTCGTCGTCCCAGTCCTCATCGTCGCCCTTATCGAACAACCTGTCTTTCGGAGGTCGCGGGATGCCGAAGTTGACGTGGATGTCGCCGGTCAGTTCGTGCTGCTGCTTCTCGGTGTACATTTCGGCCATTTCCAGCAGCACCTTGCCGTGATGGAAACTGCCCTCCTTGGCGCACTTCACGAAGGTGTTGACAATAGGGCCGACGTGGCCCTTGATGAGATCAAACGTCAACTGCCGGTAGAGCTCGGCGAAATCCGGCTTCTTAAATGCCCGGTAGTATGTAATGGGGTTGCAGCCAACCTCTCGGCAGATCGCGGCGACGGTTTTCATACGGTTTCTCGGGTCGAGCAGAATTGTCAGCAGCTTCTCTTCGGTAGCCGTCGGCGTGTATTCCTTTTCATTTTCTTTCACAGTCATTCACCTCAACACTCCGTCATCCAGAAGGAGCGTTTTGTCCTCCTTATGGTCTTTATCCCGGCTTTCAGCAGCAACACATAGTCGGCCCTGGTGATGCGGGTCATTTTGCCACCGTCACCCGTATCTGCTTCCATTTGCCGTCTTTCTTCACGACGTCGGAAGCGTACCTGTGATTGAGCTTACGGCTCGGTTTGCGATCAGCGGCTTCAAGTTTTACTTCGCGTTTTGCCATAATCGAACACTCCAAACAAAAAAACCGCCGGATTAAACCGACGGCATTTCTTGATTATCATATTATCACGACTTGACACCGAAAAACTCGCAAAAAAGTCGCAGAATTTTTTCACCACCACCCCAGCCTTTCCGCCACGCTGCAAATAAAGCCCGAGTGATACCGGTGGAAGGTGCTTTCGTCGATGTGCAAAATCTCGCACATTTCGCCGACCGACAAGTCTTGGTGCTTGTTGGCGAGCGTATATAAAAGCTGCTCGTCGGGGTAATAGTTAATTCTCAGCCGGTACTTGACGAATAAAATTTCGCGGCACTCATCGGAGGCGTTCTCGTACGCCTTGCGAATGGCATCGGTGATGCGCTCCATTTCGCGGAGCAAGACGTGATCCGCCAGCTTCGTTGCCCGCCGCTCAGTTATGCTGCTTTCGTAGCCACCGCCGGCCGCCAGGCCCAATTCTTCCCTCTTCCTGCCGTGAATGATTTCAGCCCGCAGCTCCTCTATGGCCTTTAGGGTTTCCCGGTAGTAGAGAACTTCCGCTTCGATATGCCGCCGCGTCTCGCGCTTCAGTTTCACCGTTCGTCCCTCCCCCGGTCATTTATTCCTCGCCTTCCGCTTCGATAAGCTCAATCGTGCGCCGCTTCTCCGCCCGAATTATCTCAAGCTCCCGCTCGCACCTGGCGATAGCCTCATCCAGATCTTTAACCGGCGCATGCTCCGTCATAGAACCATCTGCCCCCCTACCCTATCAGCTTCTCCTGGAAGCCTCTTATTTCGTCCTCCTCCCGCGTTACTGTAACCTCTACTCGCGGCCGGTTCTTGTCCACCGAAAAGGCATCGCTCAACCCCCGAATTTGCCGCCATCCGTCGCCCTGCAAAATACCGTTCGCCTGCAGCGCGTCCAGGATGAACTTCTTCGCGAAGGCGATATTGTCCATGTCCCGGCGCCGGTTTGGCTCGAACCAGTGAAAATGCACGGACACAGCGGAATATACGGGCATGAGTTTCTGGCGCTTGATCTCCCAGCCGATAATATTCTCGGTTTTAGTCTTCATCCTGGCACCGGCGTAGGCGTAAGAACGGCAGGCATCGACGTAATCGTTCAGTCCGGGGAGCTGGCCGTCGATCACGAGCTTGGCGACTACCTCGGACACGCTCACCCCGCCCTTCTCATTTCCTGGCGCTTCGCACAGGGCCGAGTACGCGTCCCAACCTGCCCGTTCGGCGCAAGCGGCGTCAAGACGATATCGTTTCCCTTCATCGGGCACTGCCTTACGTCCCAAATGCAACGGCCGCAGAGGTCGTAAGACGCCTTTGCCTCCCGGAACTCCCGCTCGTTGGCCAAAATGAGCTCGTCGCCGATCTGCGGAAATCTTTCGCGGGCAAAGGGTCCGAGCTCAGCCAGTGTGTCCAGCCTGATTTTCTCCATGAGCGGCCCGCAGAAGTCCCCGGTGGCCAACCCCCTGCGTATCAAAGCGGCGCACTGACGGCCAAATTCCGTCGGCTCGCTGCGCTCGGCCGCGGCGAGAAAACCGTTTATCCCCGCCGGTTTTACCGAATCCTCCCGCAACAGCTCCTCGATTGCCTTGCGGATATCGGCGACATTCGGAAAATAGTGCAAGCTGTTGATGATGGCTATCGCCGCCGTCTCGAACACCTCGTCATCGTAGCCCTTGAACATCTGCCACCAGAGATTTTGCACGGCGACGGCCTCGGCATTATCGAACTGCGCCCGGTAATTCAGGGCCAGCTTTAAAAATACCCTGGCAATAGTCTCCTTGGTCATCATGCTCCCTCCAGGAAGGCTCGTGTCCCGGCGATGGCGCCGGCCATGCGCGACGGACGCTGGCCGTTTCCTGCCCCGGCCGGCTTTGTCCCTGACCTGGCGCGTTCCAGCATCTTGCGGAAGTTTTTCGGCCCCATGAGCCAGTCGAAGTCTGCTCGCCAGCCGGTGTCGTTCTTTCCGTTGTGATGCGGTGACTGACTGGCGTAGCGAAATACCTGGAATACGGCCTCGATGCCGCCCAGTTCCTTGCATTCGTTGATACGGGCCTTGATTGATCGTCGTCGGTCTTCGGAAAGCACTTCGGCCCGCGGCATATTCACGCAGAGGCGGTTGTACTCGTCAAGTACCTGCTGATAGGGAGTTCGTTCCTCTTCGCTTTCTAGCGGAATCCCTAAAACTGCCTGTATCTCAGGAATTGATTGTTTTTCGCTTGTACCTCGTAAAAGAATAATTCTTATGACCCCGTTCACTTGTTTTAGCTTGAATACGGACTTTTCTCGCGGGGTAAGCCTATCTATCTCAATCGCCAAAGTATGAGCATTATTACTGGCAACGAGGTCAATTCTCCCCCGCCTACCGTCTCCCCGATCATCAACCCATATTTCCTTGTGGCAATCGTAGCCGAGATTACCAAGCCATTCAGTAATTTTGTCATGAGCTGCCTTCGCATCATCAGGCACGGTTAACCCATCGAAAATTTTCTCATCAAATTCCTCCTGGGAGGATATAGGTGGGGTTATCTCCTTTTCTTTACTTTCCTTTTCTTTTCTTTGGGGGTTTTCTGCTGACATAAACGAGGGGTTTTCGTCGGCAGAAACGGGGGTTATTGTTACGTTTTTGAGGTCAATGTCGTCTTTTTTGGGGTTTATGAGGAAAAACTCTTTGTACATGACCACCTTGGTACGCCTGTCTACCGCCTTAATATACCGCTTCTGTATTCCGCGTGAAGTGATTACACCGTACTGCTCGTATAGTTTCTGACTGAAAAAGCCCTCATTAATGTACTCATTAACTATGGTTTTTGTCGTCATGATGTCAACATTAACGTCTTTCGCAAAAAGGTATTGCTCGCGTTCGCTCCACAAAAGATAGTAGCCGTTGCGATAGATGCGAGCCATAAGACGGATAAGCAGCCCGAACGCCATGACACCGTATTTTGCCTCGACGAAAGCCACAGCAGGGTCTTCGTGTATGTCAACATCGACCGGAAAATAATCCAGTCCACTTTTTTTAGGTCGCGCCATTATCTCTGCCCCCGTTTATCTTTGCAAAACTATAGTTCTTTCGCGCGATTAGCCCACCTTAATACTTTCCACTATTCCCGAAACTTCGACACGTCCTAGCGCCTCTGAGAGCGCCTTTTTAAGTTCGGCTACTTGTCGTTCCAAGTCGGCTTTTTCCCTGTTCGCCGCACAGAGTTGCCGCCATAATTGCTTAGTTCCTTTACCGCTCCACGGCCGCTGCTTAATCCTGGGTTTCTCGCCGCTTCGACACTTGCCGCTGTGGTAATCGCATTGTCCCATACAGAGGGGATTGAACATTTCACCGCAGTCGGGGCAGATCATCGTCATGGTGTCACCCCTTTTTAGATTATTGATTCTTCCCACAGGTGCAGGCAGGTCGTCCGATTACCTAATCACCGCTCCCTGCACCGCCCGCCGCCCATAAGCCAAAGCCGCGGACCGGTTCTCCATCCCAGCGAACACGTCGATTCTGTGCGGTCCCTTCACATCGTCGCCGGTATCCATCACCGTAACCTCGCCGATGCCGGCAATATAAACCTTCGTCCCGACAGGGTAATACCTCGGGTCCGCAGCGGCAACCTTCCATGCGTCGGCTTCGGAGAGGCGATGCCCGCTGGCCGTAATCCCATAGGCGGGATTGTCCGGCCAGTCGGCGGCGGTATAGGCCGTCACCTCGAACGTGCGGCGGACGACGTTGCCGCGGAAAGGCCGTTCGTGTCCACCGAGGAAGATTTGGATGGTCCGCAGGTTGTCGCGGACGGTGCCCTCCAGGTTATAAATGCGGCGGACCTGTTCGTCCATTTTGCGTTGCTGATCGGCGATGGTAGCCGCCTGGGCCGCGACTTGTTGGCGAAGCGTCGCTGCTTCCTCCTTGGCCGCCGCGGCCTGGTAAGCGAACACTCCCATCAGCAGTAAGGCGACAATCGCGATTCTCAATCGGTCGTACCTCCAAAGTGTTTGTGCCAGTTGCCGGATTGGCTACCGGCGCCCGGCATGTAAAGGGGAGCAGAACATCTACCCCCCTGTGAGGTTTTAGGCCGCCTTCGGCCCTTTGGGCTTCTCGTCGAAGCCGAGATCAAGCTGCATAAACGCCTTGTGAAGATCGCGCAGTTGCGGCGTGTACAGCCCGTACAGGCGGATCATTTCCGGGTTCACCTGCACCTCATAGTCGGCGATGAACCAGCGGGTTTCGCCGCTTTCAGTGAAAGCTTTGTCGCAGCGGCTGAGTTGTTCGGCGAAGATTTGTTCGCGCTCGGCGTAGGATGCCTTTTCCCATGCCACGCTGTTGATGTTGATGCGGAATGTCTTACCCGTCTCGAACCGTTCCTCCGCCGATAGCAGTTTGATCTTCGCCGGCAGCACCCGGCCCTTGGAGGAAATGCCGTTTTTCATCAGCACCTTGAAGCCGGCTTCCTGCAGCCCCCGGTCGGAGAATTTCTCGTCGATCACGCGGGCCAGCAGTTTCAGAACCTCCTCCGGGGCTTCGGCCCACTTCGGGCCTTTGGGTTGTTTCGGCCCCTTTTGTCTTGCCATAAAATCCCTCCTTTCTTCTTGTTCAGGCACCGTATCCTAATGCTCCATCCCGTCCCCCCCCTTCAAGCAGGCTCGATTACCGGCTATTGCTCGCCGTCCGCCAACCCAAGCAGCGCCATGACAAATAGCTGGGGCGATTCGCTTTTTAATGCGTTCATTAAATTGACCGCTGCATTGGCCAAAAAGACGGGAGAGCAACTGCAACGAAAAACCTGCTTGTCGTCAGGGCTGTCCATGAACAGAAAGAAGCCGCCGGTCGCGTCGAATTTCTCGATATATTTCTGGCCGTTGGCCTCGGTCGTGAGAACAATGCCTTTCGCGGCGTTTTTCATGTCCTCTTGGGATTCGCGCGCGCAGGCCAACTCGTGGGTCAGGTCTAGGCATCTATTCATTTTCCTAACCTCCCAAAGTTTTTGGCGTTAAGCCGGCTGTTGCTCTACCGCCCCGCTACCTCCGATGGCCGCCTCCAGTTCGGCGTCGTCCAGTTTTGCCAGATAGGCTTTCGCGGCCTCCTTCAAGCCACTGTCCTTCCCCTTGTACTCGGTGGCAAGCCACTCGATCTGCTCCCGCCTCATTCCTTTCAGCGGGCCGGTGTAGTTCTTCATATTGACCGGGTAATTGCCGGGGTCTTTGCCGAGTTCCTCGGGCGGCTCCGTCGCCGGAGGCGCGAAATCTTCGAGGTCTTGGGTAAAGATTTGGCTGAGACTTGCCACAGTCAGCGTGGCGTCGATCTGCGCCCGCTTCTTGGCCATCTTTAGGACGGTATTGACGAGGGTGAAAATGTCGTCATTTTCAATTAGGTATTCTTTGAACTTGCCGTATTTGCCGTTTCGCTCCCGGCTTTTCAGCATGGTCTTGTCCACTCCGTCGGGGAGGTTTTTTTCCGTCACCCACCGATTGGAGTAGCGGGCCTCCTTAGTGTTGGCATGGCCGAATCCCTCGGTGATCTTCTGACCGTTTTTCAATAGGGTGCATTTTACGGTGAAGGCGAAAAAAGCGTTGTCATAGTCCTGGCGGCTGTCGGTAATCTCGTATTCTGAGGTTAATCCCATCAGCATGAGGATTTTTTCCGCCCCCGGTTTCAGCAACGTGGGCTTGTCGCCGGCGCCGGGAATTTTACCGTAATCGTGCCCCTCTTTTAACTGGGACTGTACCAGAGACTGAAACTGATAGATTTTCTCCATCGTCTGCTGGACTTGCTTGATCTGGACATTTTCGATCAACGACAGAGTGTTGACGTTGTTGGCCTCGACAGTCATCATTCATCACCTTTTACATAGAATACGTCCGACGGCTCCGTCGCCGTCACACCGGGAATAATCTCGCCGTCCTCGGTCAGCACCTTGCCGTCAACGACGGTAACGGTCTTTTTCAGTTCGCCCCAGACAACGGATTCCTTGACTGCCACATAGCCGGGAAGGTTGGCCTTCACCCATTCGAGAAGCACGTCATCGTCCTTCTCAAATTGCACCGGAAGGCTGCGAAGGCCAATAGTCCCGCTGGGGAGTTTGAGACTCCGCTTCTTCTGGCCGGCCAGTTGAGTCATAGCATACGGCGCAAGCATCCCTTTGAAAAAGTCGATTTGTTTCTGGTTCTCTTCACTGACGCTGGCCAGCCACTGGTTTATTCGTTCGATTTGCGTCTGCGCCGTGATCTTGGCCTCGTCGATGTTCTTCTGATATCGACGAATTTTGCGGACAGCCCAGTCGGCTTTGTCGGCGTCGTTAATCTCGAAACGTTGTTCAGCCGCAGGGGCTAGCTGGGCATCGTATTGGTTATCCAGAAATTCTTCAAGCGGAACAGCCATTTAATGTTCCTCCTCGTCTTTGTACTTTACAAATACCGGGCAACGGTACTCGCAGTAATAGTCGCTCGGCGGCCGGCAGCCGCCGCATTGCGGCAGATCGCCCATACTACGCCACCTGCCCCTCCATCCGCTTTACCGTTTCAACCATCGCCGCGGCGTTGTAGGCGTGGACGTAATCCAGGCAGGCTTTGCCGATTTCCTCAATCTGCTCGACGGTCGGGTACAGGGTGACTTGGTTGCCCATATTGTCCCGGATGAGTATCCGTTCAAAGGGGGCGCACAGTTCCGACTTCAACTGCCTAATATCAATGTTCATCCCGTTATTGCCCAGGTGAAGGTCTGCGCTCATCATCGCCATCGTCCTCCTCCTTCTTCAAGCCGATTGTCAATATCGCGAACGCGAGGCCGGCCAAGTCGTTGTCCATCATTTACGCCCCCTTTTTCAGGCACTTCATTACCCGGACGTCTTCCCGCCTGACGCCCATATGGCTGGCAAACTCCTTCTTCGCCTTGCCGCAGGCCCGCATGGCGTTATCGTCGTCGATCTCGAAAACGTCGCCTTTTGCGCCTGCGCCGCGGCCGGTTTGGACTACGACGATAAAAGACAT